TAAAAACTAACTTACAAAATTTTTCTCAGGCAGAAAATGTAAATGGTTTTATGGCAGTTGAAGCTAAATTTGATTCTGCAAATATAAGAGTATGGACTGGCATCGGTAATTTAACAATTGGTGGCAATACGTATCTTGGTGTTGGTGATTTAATTGCGATTGGAGAAATAGAAGATACAAATGAGATTGCAAGTAATGGTCTTTCAATTACTTTGAGTGGTATGAACAAAGAAGTTTTAGATGTTGCGCTTACAGAGAATTTTCAAAATCGTATAGTAAATGTTTTTATGGGTTTCTTAACAGGAAAAAATGAGAGTGCGGGTGAGTTTCAAATATATAGTGGCAGAATAACTGATATGTCTATAAGTGATGGACCAAGATTGAACAATATTTCAATTGAATTAGAAAATAGATTGATAGATTTTGAAAGACCATCAAATTTACGATATACAAAAGAATCGCAGCAAGATTTATTTTCAGGCGATAAAGGTTTAGATTTCGTAACAGATTTACAAGAAGCAGACATAACTTGGGGACCAAGAAAAGCCACAGCACGTAGCGGTGGTTCACGGGGTGGCAACAATGATGTCACTGGACCACACCCAGAAATAAGATGATGAAAAAAAGTGCAGATTGGGAACAAAAAACACATGAACATATTGCAAAATACAAACAAACAGGTTTTGCATGGGGAAAATGGGACTGCGTAAGGTTCACTGACGCATACATTCGCTCTGTAACGGGTGTTTCAGCAATACCCAAAGGGATTAACTGGAAAGATGAAAAAAGTGCCTTAGAAGCGATTTTAGAGCTTGGTGATAACTTCCCTACAACAATCAAAAACGTGCTGAAAAAAAATAAATTAAAAATAGTAAAAAAAGAATATGCACAAGTAGGTGATATTGTTTTATTCAAAGAACATGAACATCTTTTGGGTATTTATGATGGTTTTACTATACAAGCTGTAACAGAGAATGGTTTGGTATCTAAACCTTTACAATTAGCAAAATATATTTGGAGAATAAATGGCTAAAGCAGTAAGTAATGCCATAAAAGCTGCTGTTTCGGCTTTTGTTGTTTTAACAGTCGCAAGTTTTTTTGGACCCGTTCTTGGTTTTGAAATAGGCAAAGCCTTCATAATGAGAAGTTTGGTTATTGCAGGTGTTGGCGCTTTTGTTGGTACTTTGACTGCCCCTGCCCCTCAAGGTCTAACTAACCAAAACTTTGGAAGTAAGTTTGTCTCTACGAATCCAATTGCTCCAAGACAAATTGTTTATGGCGAATGTAGAGTTGGTGGCACAGTGGTTTACATGAAAACTAGGGGAACACAAAACAGCACATTGGACATAATTGTTGCTATAGCAGGACATGAAATACAAAGTATTGAAAAAGTTTTTATTGGAAAACAAGAAGCAACAACATCTGACACCACTGTAAATTCAACCACTGTCAAAGAAGTTACACTTTCTGATTTTGTAAATTCAGAAAATGAAAACAGTTTTACAAGTGGCAGACTTATTAGATTTACAAGTGGTTTAGGAGCAGACAATCAAGAAATGAACCTACATACAATTGCTACCACAGATTTTACAGGAGACCATGATTTGAAAAGTATTGCGTATGTTCATTTAGAAATGGTTTACGATGCTCAAAAGCTCACAAGTATTCCAGAATTATCTTTCCTTGTAAAAGGTAAAAAAGTGTTTGACCCAAGAAATAGCTCTACAGCTTTTTCAGATAATCCTGCATTGATTGTCAGAGACATACTCACTGACACAAGATTTGGCTTAAGAGCTACATCAGATGAAATAAATGATAATAGCTCTGCAGGTGGTAATTTTCAAACTGCTGCAAATGCTTGTGAAGTCCCAATTGCAGACAAAGATGGTAATAACCATAACAAGTTTACAGCTAATGGTTTTTTTGATGCTACTACAGCTTCCAGAGAAGCAATAGAAGGGGTTTTATCTTCTTGTGCAGGACAATTGACATATACAAATGGCAAATTCAATATATTTATGGGAGTTGCACAAACACCGACTGCTACTATTACAGATGACGATATAGCAGACGAACCGACACTTCAAAATTCAAGTGGATTGGGTAACATTTTTAATCATGTTAAACCAGTATTTCCAAGTGCAGCAGACAATTTTGTAGCAACCGATTCATTCATTAGAAAATCAGGAAACGCTGAATCAGGCAACTCTGCTGTAGATTTTTTAGCAGCAGATACGCCTTCAGGAGAAACACAAGCTAATTATAAAAAACTTTTAGAGATGCGATTGCCTTTCACAACAAATGATTCACAAGCTCAGAGATTAGGAAAGATTGCTTTGAACTATCAGAGAAGGACGCAAACTATCACTTTGGTCACAACACTAAAATTTTTAACACTGCAGGTAGGGGATTGGGTTTATGTTACAAATGAGCGTTTAAGTTTTTCTGACAAAATATTTCAAGTAGTTGCAACTACATTTTCTGAGTTAGGTGAATCAGATAATCCAATTCTAGGGGTAAAACTCACTCTGAAAGAAATAGATGCTAATGTTTTTGCTTTTGACGTAAATAATGATTACGGGACAAATACTTCTGGAACAATAGGCGATGATGGAGCAATAAGTCTTTCAGCTCCAACAAATCTAGCAGGTACAGCAACAACAGCTTTGAATGATGATGGTTCTTCTAACTCAAAAATTGATGTTTCTTTTACAAATGCAACAGGGCTTACACCTTTAGGAACTGAGGTAGAAATAAGACAAACAAATACTTTTGGCACACCAAACAATATGAATTTTGTTTCCTATCCAAATTCTACAACGACTTTTCAGGGCTTACAAAGTGGTCAAAGTTTTTTCTTGAGAGCTAGGCATACTTACAGTGACAACAGAAAAAGTGCTTATACCAGTGTTATTCAAGTTAATACAGCAGGAGATACGTCTGCTCCAAGTGCGCCTTCAAGTCTTTCAGCTACGGATAATCAAGAAGGTGGAATATTAATTACTTGGACAAATCCTTCTGAAGCAGATTTTCAAGCAACAAAAGTTTATAGACAAAGCGGCACTAGCACACCAACCAATGATGATAACCTAGTTGCAACTGTTTCTGGACAAGCAGGAAAAACCTCACAACTTTTTGAAAATAATACGCATGGAGTAAGCCCATCAACAACTGTGCAATACTTTGTCAGGGCAGTAGATTCCTCTGGCAATCATTCTTCTTTTGTTGGACCAGAAGCAGGAAGTTATATTTCATTTCAAGATGGCGGTGGTTTGATTGGTGGAACTGGTGGTGGCATATTTACTTTTTCTGCAAGTGGAAATCTAAATGCTCCAAACGATTCTACATTTAATTCTACTTTCGGCAGACAACCAAGAAATAAAGACTTAGTAATTGTTACAAATACCGCAGCTACTCCAAATACTCAAAAGATATATGAGTATGGCAGTCAAACTGCAAACAGCACGGGTGGTGGTGGTTCTTTTAGTGAAAAGACAAATTCTGACTTCATAACAGGTGATTTAATTGTCCAAAACTCTATAACAGCTACAGAGATTGCTGCAGATACAATAACAGCTTCACAAATAGCTTCAGATACAATTACAGGTGGTCAAATATCAGGTACAACACTTTCAGGAATATTTGCTGATTTAGGAACTATCACTGCAGGAACAATAAATGCCGACAATATTACAGTGCAAAATCTGGAAGCTGATAATATCAAAGACGATGGAGTAAATGAAACAAGAATATTCCAAGCAAATATTTTAGGAGATTATGGAATTTCTGCAGGTCAATCTGGAAATACAGACCTTACAAATACTTTTCAAACTTTAGAAAGTTTTACTTTAGCAGCTTCAAAAGAAGCAGGAACCCACGCAATTATTGCGGTAGGAGATGTTGGAAATCTAGCCACTGCAAATTCACAAGTGAGATTTGATATTTTTCATGGCGGCACATCTGTTGCTAATTACACTTCTGGTATTGGTATTAATCAAGCATTGTCTCCTTTCGTTTTAGCAGCACAAGTTTCAGCTTCCACATCTGTTTCTAAAACTTTTGAAGTTAAAGGAAGAAAAGAATCAACTGATTCTAATGAAACTTTGACTTGTTTTAACGTGGCTATATTTGCTATTAAACTAACAGCTTCAACCCAATCATAATGAGAGTATTTAAAAAAGCAACTCCTAATAATCCTCTGACAACACTTGAATATATAAGGCAACAGAGGGATAGAATACTTTTAGATTGTGATTGGACACAAGGGAATGATTCACCATTATCAAATGCAAAGAAAACAGAATGGGCTACATATAGACAACAGCTCAGAGATTTACCTGCATCGTACTCAAATTCAGATGCGATTGCAGATGTTGTATTTCCAAACGAGCCAAGTTAATGAATGAGATTGTAACAGTAATCCAACAAGTAGGCTTTCCAATTGCTGCAGCATTAGGTTTAGGTTGGTTTATTTACAAACTAATAATGAGAATAGTTGATGGCATGGAAACAAAAATAGACACAGTAGATGATAAAGTTCAACAACAAATTGAAGCAATGGAAGAGAGATTAGGCACAAAGCTAGATTCTCAACATGGCATACTTGTAGCACTAATTGATAGAATACGCAGCTTAGACAACGAAATAATACGTCAGGATACGCTTATAAAAACTATATTAGGTGTGCCACAGCTTATTGATAGTAACAAAATAGCAAAAGCAGATAGAGATGACCAAAGAAAAGATTAGATATAAAACTGATTGGTATAAACTTACAGTTTGGACCTTGATGCTGTTATTTTGTCTTGTTTTTTGGTATAACATATTGATATGAACAACACAGAAAAAGATTATTACAATTCCAAAAAAGGTTGTAGTGTCTTGCTTTTATTGCTTCCATTCTTGGCTTTACCAATCTTTGCTGATGAAATGGTACACACTTTCAAAAATCCTAGCTTCAGTGGAATAGGAACATCTGCTCATTACATGACTATAGAAAACCAAGAATTTAACAGAAAAAAAGCAATCAAAGAGGAAATGAAAGCATATCAAGAAGAACTCAAAAGAGAAGCCGAAAACACAACATTGGCGAGGTTCATAAGAAACCTAGAAAGCCGAATATATGCACAGCTATCAAGACAATTGGTAGATGCTTTGTTCGGGGAAAATCCAAGTACAAGTGGTATCTTGGAATTAATGGGAAATACTATTGAATACTTTGTTGATGAAGCTCTGGGGCTTATTACCCTCAAGATTACTGATAGTGAAGGTAATGTTACTGAAATTACGCTTCCTATCGGTGATTTCTCTTTCTAGTTGTGCTGCGTTTTTATTTGACCCACTAGAAAATAATATTGTACCTTTCGCTATACCAGATGAAGCAGAGGTTATTGATGTTATGCTGCCAGAACTTGCACAAGTTGAAACACCATCTATAAAACCTACAGTTGCAATATATCCTACGAGCTTTACAGACCAAACAGGACAAAGACTTTCAAATAGTTTGTATGCAAGTTTTTCAACAGCTATCACTCAAGCGCCACACACATATCTGATTAGTGCTTTACATAGAGCAGGAAAAGATAGTGGTGGCTTCTTCACAGTCGTAGAAAGAGTAGGCTTAGATAATCTCACAAAAGAAAGACAATTAATTAGAACAACTAGAACTCAGTTTGAAGAAGATGACAATTTAAGACCACTGATTTTTGCAGGTTTACTACTGGAAGGCGGGGTGGTAGGATATGAAAGTAACACCAAATCTGGTGGTCAAGGTGTAAGGTATCTTGGGATAGGATTTTCCAAGCAGTACAGAATGGACACTGTAACCATATCCTTACGTCTTGTATCGGTATCTACTGGTCAAGTTTTAATGGATATTTTGAGTGAGAAAACTATTTATAGTGCATCAATATCTCAAGATGTTTTTAGATTTAGGGCTAAAGGGACAAAACTTGTAGAAATTGAAAGCGGTAATGTCAGGAACGAACAAAAAAGATTGGCATTACAACTTGCAATAGAAA